GCCACATGACATTGCTCACGAATTGCGCAGTCTTATTCCGCAAGTAGGTCCTGGAGTTTTTGAGCGTTGCGGATTTATTCTAGTGGACGCTAGCAGGAACTGGAAGATTATTGAGATAGAAAATAGAAGCGCTAATCCAGGTGAGTTTGTTATGGCTATAGAAGATCTTTCCCGACTATGGAATTCATACGGGACAGAGCTGATCGGGGTATGGCATACTCATCCTCGTGGAGATAGAAGGCCGAGCGAGAAGGATGTCCAGTGGGCGCCTCCGGATCTTAGATACTGGATAGTGACGGAGTGGGGAGTGTCGGAATACGATATGGCTCAGAGTCCTGTGAAATGTATTGCTTATCATGGGATGCCGGATAATGGACGCTCGTGAGATCTGGCTGAAGCCGTATCTTTCAATCCAGGGTACGTATGACACCAAGATTCTTATGGTCCTGAATTCAGCCGCTGCCAGCGCGGCAAAAGCCGTGAAGGGTCTGGCCGGTAAGGAAGGTATAGGAGCAACTGTACGGAGGGCGCAGCTTACTCAGATAGAGACGGCCCTGCATCGAATAATGCATCAGCTATTCAAAGATGTTGGAGACATCACTTCTGCCGGTCAGCACCTGGCCGCAGCTCGGGCATTATCAGCAGGTTTTGACTGGGATAGCATCCTATTGCACTCGGTATACGGTAGCGACCCGAAGCGCCGGGAAGTGATGAGGCGTAATCTGGTAGCGCAGGCTCCTAGGAATATAGAAGCGCTAATCATCAGGCTTAGGCGAGGCGGACTGCCTTTGAGCCAGCAGGTATACCGATCTATGGCGCTATCTCAGGGATGGGTAAACGCGGCTATTAGTAATGCTCTCGGCCGAGGAGCCAGTTGGTCTGAGCTGGCTAATGACGTTCGTAAGTTTATAGATCCCGCTACGCCTGGCGGAGTTAGCTATGCGGCCAAGAGACTGGCTCGTACCGAGATTAACAACGCCTATCACGCCGTGGCGATTCAAGATATGGCCGGGAAGCCGTGGGTTAAGCAAGTTCAGTGGCGACTAAGCAATAGTCATTCTAAGCTGGATATTTGCAATGTGTACGCGAGCCGTAAGTACACTCCGCAGGATGTACCGGCTAAGCCGCACCCGCAATGTTTCTGTTACGTGGTCCCAGTATTGATTAGCAGTCGGGAATTTCTGGCCGCCTGGCAGGCCGGGAGATATGACGACTATCTAGCCGCGACCTATGGTAAGGCTGCCGCCTAGTTAAGCCGCGATGTGCTAGAATTCAGCGCATGAACATTCACGCGGGGCTGTGCCCCGACCTCGTCCGGTTGTGCCGGCGAGTTCCTGTCTGGGTTTCCGTTGGCATCTCCGGCGCCGAGGGCGAAGGCTCTGGAACTGGTGACGGTAACGGTGACAACGCAGACGGAGAAACCCCGAGGGAGAAGGCCCTTCGGGAAGAGAAAGACAGGCATTTCGCTAAGGCTAGGGAAGCCAAGGAAAAGCTTGAAGCTGCCGAGGCCACTCTGGCAGAAGTGAATGCCCGCCTCAAGGAAATTGAGGACAAGGATAAGAGCGAAACGGAAAAGGCCAAGTCCGATGCCGAGGCTGCGCTTACGGCAAAGGAAAAGGCTGACGCGGATCTAGTCGCTGCCCAGAAGAAGAATGACGAGCTTCAGATCCAGATTGCGTTCCTGGCGAGTAGCAAGTACACCTGGCATGACGCCGGTGTCGCACTACAGCTAGTGAACGGCTTTGGCGAGATAGAGGTTAAAGACGGTGAGGTAAAGGGGCTGGACAAGGCGATCGATAAGATGGCCAAGGACAAGCCTTTCCTAGTGAAGTCTGGGGGCACTGCGGCTGGTGGAGTAAGCGGTCAGCAGCCCAACGGATCCAGTACTCGACCTGCCGGACAAGAGGGAATCACAAACGCTCAGAAAGCTGAATTAGCAACGAAGTACAACATCCCCCGCTAGTTGGTTATAGCGGGCATGGCGAAAAGTTAGGAGCGGCATGGCCCGCTATGATAAGTACAATCCGGTTTCGGGAGGGTTCCGAGCCGTACTGGCGGCGGACTACGCTCCCGGCGCCGCTAACCCGGCCGACCCGCTGAACCCGGCTAACTTCAACAAGGTCTTCCCAGCGCAGATGGATACTACCGGTGCTATTCTGGCTCCGGCGGCTGCGGTCTTCGGCAAGTTCGTCGGAGTCTTCATCATCAGCGGTCTGATCAAGTATGCCGGTGATGTTATTGACATCATGACGGCTGGTGAGATTGTGGACTTTGACGACGGCAAGCAAGCCGGTGTCGTGGCTAACCAAGCTTGGTACGCCGACCCGGCGACGGGCCTGCTCACCCTTACTCCTCCCGGTTCTGGCGTGAATGGCTTTTACGTCGGTAACACGGTGGAAGCTGGCCGCCTGATCGTTCGCTGTCAGAAGGTGCAACTGTGAAGACTGCATACAGTATCAATCGCCGAACCGGCGAACTCACGCCTGGCTGGGTCCTCGGCGGTATTCGAGGCGCGGAGCACGGCTACAACGCCGAAGGTGATATCCTTAACGTCACGGCGGATGGCCGCGATATCACTGGTCTCTGGACGGAGTTTCAGCAGACGCTGGCCATTTATAACGAGCGTCGTACTACGCTGGTCGGCATCCTCACGTTCCCGATTCAGCAACTCGTTGAGGACGTTCCTGTTATCGGCGAGACGAACTTCGAGCTCGCGTCTGAGTTCGGTGTGCCGGTGGGCGTGCGGCCGCGAGTGCAGTACAACAGTCTGGCGTACGACTTCCATGACTACGATGTCGCTAGTCGGTTTACCTGGAAGTTCATCAGGGACGCTAGCGCTCAGCAGGTGGAGGCTGTTCATCAGCAGATTCTGAACGCCGATAATCGCCTCCTATTCCGCAAGGTAATGGAAGCGATCTTCGACAATCGGGATCGTAGTACGCTGGTCAATCGGACTGCGTATACGGTGGTTCCACTTTACAACGCTGACGGTGTTGTTCCTCCGCCCTACAAGAACACTACGTTCGCGGGCAGTCATAGTCACTACCTGGTTAGTGGCGCCGCTAACATCGATAGCGACGACGTCATGGCGCTTTACAATCTGGTGGCCGAGCACGGTTACGGCATTGAACAGGGGACGACGTTCGTTCTCTTGTGTAACCAGGCCGAAGTCGATAAGATTCGTACCTGGCGAGCCGGAGTCGTTAACGCCAACGGTGTCACAGCCAACTACGACTTCATCCCTTCGGCCAGTCAGCCGACGATCATCCTACCTAACGCGGAGGGCTTGCTCGGTAGTCAGCCGCCGAGTATCTGGAACGGTCTGCCCGTCGTGGGGTCTTACGCGGACATCTTAATCGTCCACGAAGACTACATCCCGGCCGGCTATCCGTTGCTGCTGGGCAGCGGCGGGAACGGCAATCTCCAGAATCCGGTCGGTCTGCGGGAACACGCGAATCCGGCGTACCGGGGTCTGCGCCTGCTGCCGGGTAATAACCAGGCGTATCCGCTGATCGACAGCTACTATGCTCGCGCTTTTGGCACGGGTGTACGGCAGCGCGGCGGCGCGGCAGTGCTGATGGTCGGCACCGGCAGTTACGTCATTCCTCCGCAGTACATCAAGGGTGGTGCTCTCGGATGAGCGTGAAGATCGATCTCACCAAACCCCTGACCGAAGAGCACGTGGAATACCTTCGGGCGCGGGGAGCCTGGGGCGAGCGGCAGCTCGCCGAGAACAAGGCGTTGTTGAGTCAGCAGGAATTTTACGCCGCTAAGGAGCGCCCGGAGCCGGACGAGATGTCGGTCGAGGAAAAGGTAAAGCTCTTGGAAGAGGCCGAGGTGTGGATTACAAACGCCAAGGTTCCGGAACTGAAGCAGCGCCTTAGTGAAGAAGGTTTGTCAACCGAGGGGAAGCAGGACGAGTTGCGAACCCGCTTGATGGATCTTGTGACTGAGCGCTACTCGTAGGGGGATTCAGGATCGCGGCCCGTGCCTTTCCCCGAGGGGCACGGGCCGTTCTCCTAGAAGGGAAAGAAATGGCAGACGCGATAGCGGTAACTCAGGCTATGGAGATGCTCGGTCCGGATGCCCCCGCTAATGGTTGGGATGAGATTAGGGTCGGGCAAGATCTGGACAATGGTCTTACGATTAATGCCATCGCGCTGGCCTGGTGGCGGGCTCGCATGGCCCAGACAGCCAACATGATGGACGTGAGCGAGGCGGGTAGTAGTAGAAGTCTGGGGCAAGCCTGGCAACACGCCCAGGCGATGGTTAACTATTACCAGGCAGAAGTTCTGCGCGAGACTCCAGTGGATAACCCTCGAGGCACTCTTCGTAGCTATCCCATGAGGAGGGTCTGATGTTGTGGGATAGGACAGAGGAGATAAAGATACAGCGCTCCACTACCCTGTCCTTCATAAACGCTGATCCGATCACGGTAGTGTTAATTCCTAGGGTTAAGACGGCTGTCAGAGGTGTCGTCGAATTTGTAGACGATAGCCCGAGAAGCCCTCAGGTAATGAAGCTAATAATGCAGTCTGCGGCTGGCGGAAGTATAGAACAGCACACGGGAGACGGAACCGAACGTCGCACGGACTTTCAGTTGTTGGGGGCCTGGGATAGTCTAGGGGATATCGGAGATCATTGGCATAGTCTAGGGGATATCGGA